GGAACGCTCGACAAGATCGCCCCCGTCTTCGGGCGGATGGACCAGCTCCAGCGCAGCGCTGAGGCCCAACGCGCTGACGCGCTCGAGAAGCTCCGCCGCGAGTATCTCTTGGGCGCAGACGAGAGCGCCGTTGCTGCGGCGGCTGCGCGTCGCGAGGGTCTAGCCAAGATCCTCCCGTCTGTTGTGACGGCCACGAAGCCGCGCGTAGCGCGTCCGGTGGGTGTGCAGAAGGTTGGCGATAAGGTGGTAGCCGTGTCGCAAGAGCCCGATACGGGCGAATTTACGCAAACCGTGTTGGGCGACATCCCCGAGCCGGTTAAGTCGCCCGTTCAGGTTTCGGGCGCGACATCTGGGGGCCAGCCGGTCTTCCGCGTCGGTGAGCGCTTCCAGCTCGCCGACGGCACGCCGGTCACGCGCTTCGATCCGAAGCAGGGCAAAACCCGCGAGCCCTCGGCGACCGAACTCCGTGAAATCATAAAGACAGAAGATCTCGTCAACGGACGCCTAAGCGGCATCCGCGCAGTGCAAGACGCGCTCGGCCTCAACCAGCAGGCTTACGATGGCTCTATCGCAGGCGTTCGCGTCAAGCTCGGGCAGCTCTTCAGCAGCGACGACCCGACTTACGTGGCATCAGAGCAGCTAGAGAACCTAGTCAAGAGCGGGGCGCTCGCCAACCTCAAGGCTACTTTCGGGGGCAACCCCACGGAAGGTGAACGCAAGGCGTTGATGGATCTGCAGGCCAACCTCGGCAAGCCCCGCGCTGTCCGAGAGAAGCTCTTGCGTCGCCTTTTGGAAGAGATGCAGATCGGGTTGAAAGATCAGACCTCGCGTCTTGATCGGCTCAAGGGCGGCGAGTATGGTCGCTACCAGCAGCCGTCTCCGGCCCCGAGGGGCGGGGGCCGCGTCATCCGCTACGACAAGAACGGGAACCGCATCTGATGGAACCGATCCAAGCGCGCCTCCCCGACGGCACCGTTCTGGAGTTCGAGGAAGGCACGCCCGACGAGGTTATCGATCGCGTCGTCAAGCAACACGTCTCCGGCGGCGCGTCGGCCCCGCAGCAAGCTGCGCCGCAGGAAGCCGGTGCGTTTGTTCCCAGTGAAGGCGGCGCGCCGAGCGAGGGGACTTACTACGACGTCCCCAGCACCGCAAATAAGGCGGGTTTCGAGAGCGCCCTTGCGGAGTATTACAAGTCTCTGCCCAAGGGCGTTCCGCCCGAAGAGGCGAAACTCGCAGAACTAGCCACGCGGTACGGCGTCGGCACCCCCAGCAACGTCCCTGAAATCTTGAAGTTCTACGAGGACTACGGAACTCTTAACCCGCGCGTTGATATTAAAGGCCCCGGAAGCATGCCTCCGGCTCCGCCCGCGCAGGAAGAGATCGTAGGGACCGTCGAACCCGCAGGCGATTGGGCGCAGCGCGCCCGGGCGGTAGGCAAGGGTGTGCTGTTTGACTTCGCAGACGAGCTCGAGGCCGCAGGGCGCATGCTCGCGTCTGGAGAGCTCAGCAGCGACGAGTACTACCGCATCAAGAACCAGATCAACGCCGACTACAACCAGTGGGCTAAGGCCAACCCCGAAGAGGCTCTGGGCCTCGAGTTGGCTGGCGGCGTGGCTGGCACCTTTATCCCCGGCGTGGGTATCGTCGGGAAGGGTGTCCAGCTCGGTCGCGGGGCTGGTGTTTTTGCGCGAGGGGCGGTTGCTGGCGGCAGCACCGGCGCGCTGTCAGGCCTCGGGCAAGCTGAGACTACGGCGCTCAGCGACGTTGTCCCGAGCGTCCTTGAGCAGGCTACGATCGGCACCGCGTTCGGCGGCACGCTTGGCAAGGGCTTCGACATGCTGGGTCGGCGCATCGCGCCGGGGCGCGGCGCAGCGACGCCGGAGGAGCGGCGCGCTTCGGAAATCCTCCTTGATGCCACACAAGCAGGCGCCTCGCCGCAGCGCGCGGCTGGTGCAGCGCGCGCCGCGCAAGCTTCCGGCGTGCCGATGCCGTTCGGCATGGTCAGCGACGAGCTGGCCGCCCTTTCGGAGAAGGTCTTGGCTCGACCGGGCGCTCCGGGACGTGAATTGGCGCGGACCCTCGTGGGCACTCAGGCCGAGGCTGGCGAGCGCGTTGCGCAGCAGGCGAGGGAGGCCCTCCCCACAAGGCGTGATTTCTTCGACGAGCAGAACGCCATAACCCGGCGCCTGCGGCAGATCGGCGAGAAAGATTACCAGAAAGCCTACGCGGTGGGGACCGTTCGCGACCCGCAGATTGAGAGCATCATCAAGAACCCCGAGCTGTCCAGCATCTGGAAAGAGGCTCAGAGCCTCGCGCGCCTTGAGGGGCGCGAGCTGAACGTTAAAATGGAAGCCGTGTTCGACGAGGCGGGCGCCCTCGTGGGCGTGAAACCTACTCAAGACGCCATCCCCGACGTGCAGGCGCTGGACTACTTCAAGCGCGCCCTCGACGATCAAATCGACGCGGGCTTTCGTGGCAAGGCCTCGGGCGGCAAGAGCCGCGCGGCAGCCTTGCGCGACAGCATTCGCAAGCCCCTCATCACTCGCCTCGATGAGCTGGTCCCCGAGTACCGCGAGGCTCGCTCCAAGTACGCGGGCGACTTGGAAGTCCGCGAGGCCCTCGACTACGGGCGCGGCATGCTGTCGAAGAAGTTGCGACCGCAAGAGGTTCAGAAGACGCTTTCTGAGATGTCTGTGGCCGAGCGCGAAGCGGTCAAGACCGGCGCGTTGCAAGCGTTGCTGGAGCCGCTGGAAGACGCCAACCGTCGCGGCAACGTGGCGCAGCAGATCATCGGCGCTGGTGAGGGTGGAACATCCAAACTCGCCAAGCTGCGCAGCGTGATGGACCCCGCAGAGTACGATTTCTTCGAGACCGCGCTGCGCCTTGAGCGCGACCTTTACAACCGCGCATCGCGCGCCACGGGCGGCAGCCGCACGGTGCCCCTCGCGCAGGGCGTCGCGCAGATCGATGAGATGATCGGCGCTGGGCGGCTGGACGAGGCCGTCAATTTCATCCTAGCAGGGCCGCAGGGCCGCGCAACGGCACTCCTGCGGTGGGTCAACCGCCTCAACCCCAACCGCGAGTTTGGCGACAAGGTGTACGGCCTGCTCAGCAATGCCTTGCGGGCGCAGAGCCCCGATGAACTGGCCGACGTGCTCGGTATGCTCGCCCGCTCGGAGAGCTACGCACGCGCCGTTGGCGCCGTGGGCGACATCGCCAGCCAGCGCGTCGCGCCTGCGGTCGGCGGTGTAGCCCCGTCTCTGATTGAGGATCGCGGCACCAACCCTCCGCCTGCGCTGTCGATCGGCGGCGATGAAGCGGCTGCTGACGACACGGTCGCCGCAGCGCAAGCGGCACTCGACGCCCCGATAGCCGGTGAAGGCGAAGGCGCCGAAGAAAGCGAGCCCGAGGTTAGCACCATGACCGTCGACGGGCGCGAGGTAATCTACGACCCGACCGCAGGCCGCCACATCTTCACGGATACCAACGAGTTTGTCGACGAGGTTCCTATGAAGCGCGGCGGCGCGGTGAAGGGCTACAAGGGGGGCGGTCTGCTCGACTACCTGCCGGACGCCGAAGACGTGACTGGTTTCGGTCGTTCCATCGCCGAGGGCGCCATGTTCGGCTACAATGACAACGCCGAGGCGCTTCTTCGCGCGCCGTTCGACAAAGAGGCCCGCAAGGACGAGCTTGATCGCATCCGCAGAGAGCAGATCAAGTACAAGCGAGACCACCCGTACTGGGCTGGCGGCGGGGAACTCGTAGGCAACGTCGCCGCCGCCTTCGTTCCGGGGACGCAGGGGCTTTCCGCCGCGCGCCTAGCCCGCATGGGTCCGAAGGCTCGTGCGGCGTACGAACTCGCGCTCGCTACGGGGCAAGGCGCGGCCTATGGTGGCGGCACGATGTACGACGACCCGGACAGCAAGCGCGATCCGTTGGCCGTTTTTGTGTCGGAGACGGCAGGGGGCATGCTCAGCTATCCCGCCAGTAGGGCGGCGGTAGCTGGTGGCCGCGCGCTGTCCCGCCGCGTGCCGCAGGGCGCGAAGGACTTTGTGACGCGCAAGGGCCGCGAGTTGGCCGGAAGCCTGAGCGTCCGGCGTCCTGCTCGGAGGTAAATTGTGGACCGTATCAGAACAGCTCTATTCGGCAATCTCCTCGACGAGTTCGGGGACGCCGCCGCGCCTGTAATCCGCAAGGTGCTAAGTGCGCTCGGTGATGACGCGAGCGAGAAGGCTGCGCGCGCCGCTGTCCGCCGTGAGGGCTACAAACCCTTGTCTGCCAACCCCACCACGTCGGCACTGCGGCAGGCAGCAACGCCGCCCAAGCGGAAAGCAAAGTCTCTTGCGGTCAAGTCTGAACCTGCCGCTAAGCAGATCGAAGCCGCAGAGGCACCTCGCTACGAGCGCGCCGAAAGTGGACCGTATCTGCAGGTGAAGCGCGCCGGACTTAAGCCAAAAACCGTTTCCAAGGCGCGCGAAGCTAAAGACATCGGTGAGCTACGAGAAATTCTCGCTGAACCCGAAACGAACCTCCCCGCGCAGGCGGCCAACGCGTACAACGAAGCGGCCTTCGGTCGCGGCTACGACACGAATTTCGCAGACCCCGGCACGTCCTTGATGAAGCAGAGCGGCATTGCTCGGACTTTCTCCGAGGCGGCGGAAGGCTCGCCGGAGTATAAGTCGGCTCTGTTTGAGCGGTATGGCGAAACCATGCCCGAGGTGGTCGAGTTGGCTGGCGCCCAGAACTACGACCAGCTAACCGAAGCGGCTTACCGGCAGTTGGCGAAAGAGGCCCGCGCCCAATTCGATGCGCTCCCCGTCGGAACTCGTTACCACTACGGTGAGGGCGAGTATGTGACACCCAGCGCCATGCTGCGTGACATCCTTGGCGAGGGTAACCTAAACGTCTTCCGTGGCGGCGACCCGCACCCCTATCTCAACGACGTTGACCCCGACACCGGCCTGACCAGCAATGAGATGTTCCGCGCCGTTCATGATTATTTCGGGCACGGCACGCGCGGCGCGACCTTCCGTCCGGGCGGCGAGGAATTGGCGTACGCCTCGCACAGCCAGATGATGTCCCCGCTGGCGCAGATGGCGCTGCTCTCCGAGACGCGCGGCCAGAACAGCCTTGTCAACTACTCGCCGCTCAACGCGGACGTCATCGCGCAGCAGCGCCGCATCCGTAAGGATCTTGACGAAGAGCGTCGGGCAGCGCGCATGCGCGGGATTAAGTTCGATCCCGGACAGTTTCCCGACCAGAACGCCCGCCTGCGTGAACTCGCGCAGGAATACCAGTACGCGCCTCAGACGCCGCTCCTACTGCCGCCGGAGTACCTACCGCCCGAAACGCGGGGCGGCGTTCCTGATTACGTCCGGGAGATCATGACACCCCGAGCGCCAAGCGCGCCGGAGCGGGCGGTCCATCTCAGCCGCGTGGGAGATCTTACCGCAACGGACCCCGCGTTCTACGGCACGGGCCACCGGGGTGACGACTTCAAAATACGCGGCCAGAAGGGTAGTCCGGCACAGCACACCGGTTTCTACCTTGGCGAAGAAGGCACGGTGGTGCCGGAGCAGGTCGTCGCTGACATCAGCCCGTACGCGTACGAGGCCGAGTTGTCGAACCTCTACGACGCCGAAAGCGATCCTGAAGGCTTGATCAAGCTGGCGCGCGCCTACGCGATCGGTGACCCCAGCGGCACCGCTATCCCAGACTTTGCCCGCATGGTGCGCGAGTACGGCTATTCCGGCTACCGAGCACCCTTCGGCCCCCAGTACGCGGCCAACGTCTTTGACCCGGTCGAGCTACTTCGCCGCATTGAGCGCGGCCCGAGGGGCTACGCACAAGGGGGCCTCGCGCACGCCGCTTAATCCTCGTCGTGCAGGCTATCGTACTCGGTGGGGTCTAAGCCGGTCGCCATCGCGTTGGCGAACCATGTGCAAGTGCGCACGGGCCGAAGCCAATCAAACGAGCGCAGGTACGCCCGCGCCCAAACAACGGGGTCTGTGGAGTAGGGGTCTTCGGGCGGCCAGCAGCCGCGTCCCTTGCGAAAGTTAAGATCGTCCAAAAAGTCGCTCATCTCTTCCTCCGCTTCATCGCTTCCAGCAGCACGTCCTGCACGCTGCGCTTGCTCGACAGCCGCTCCATGACCAGATCGTCGACGGTGTTTCGCGCGAGGATCGGGTAGATGAAGACTGGCCGATCGTGACCGGCCTGCTTCTGGCGCATCGGGCCGATGCGCTCGATGATCTGCATGTGCTCTTCGAGCGACCAGTTGACGCCGAAGAAGGCGAGGATGTTGCCCCCGTCGGCTAGGTTCAGCCCGTGCCCCGCCGATGCAGGGTGAGCGAATAGGACCGAAATCCGCCCGGCGTTCCATTGCTTGATCGTGTCAGGGTCAGCGTCCAAGACCCGACCTTGACGGAAGCGAGCCCGTAGCCGCTCCAGATCGTGCTTGAAATTGTAGGCCACGAGAACTGGCGCGCCGTTGGCTTCTTCGATGATGCTTTCGAGCGCGTCCAGTTTGGCATCGTGCGCGGCTTCCCAATTCCCGTCGTCGTCGATGTACAGCGCGCCGTTGGCGAGCTGCAAGCACTTCTGCGTGCGCACGGCGGCGTTGGCCGCCTCCACGCCCTCCTCGTTCAGCACGGCGAACATCTCGACCTCCATCGCGTCGTACACCTTGCGCGCGGACGGAGGCATGTCGACGTAGAGCGGGTTCATGATCGGCTCATCGACGTCCAAACCCGTGACGGTGAGACAGATGTCCTTGAGACGCTCCTCGACCTCGGCCTGCGTGTGGTCGTACGGCACGAGGCTGTAGCCGTCGTACCCCTTGCGGAACCACCGCTGCTCGAAGGCGCTGAACGTGCGACCGAGGCGCTGCCCCTCGTCGAGGAACCATATCTGCCCCCACAGATCCTTCACGCCGTTGGGCGCTGGGGTGCCCGTCAGGCCGATGAAGCGGCTGACGTGCGTGTGGGCGACCTGCCCGAGGGCGCGCGCCCGGCTGCCGCCCTGCCGCAGGCGGAAGGACTTGAGGCGCGTGAACTCGTCCGCGACGACCGTCTTGAAGGGCCACGCGTCGCCCAGCTCCTTTCGGAGCCACACAAGGTTGTCGTAGTTCGTGCAGTAGATGTCCGCGTCCTTGGCAAGCGCCCGCTCGCGCTGCTTGGGCGTGCCGGTGATGACGCTGACGCGCAGGTGCTTGAGGTGCGGCCACTTGGCGACCTCCTCCGGCCACGTTGATCGCGCGACGCGCAGCGGTGCCAGCACCAGCGCGGGGAAGACGTCCTCGAGCAGGCTGAGGTTGTCGAGGGCGGTGAGCGTCGTCACCGTCTTCCCGCCGCCCATCGGCATCCACAGGGCGCCCCGGCGCACCTTGTACAGGTGCGCCATCGCCTCTTGCTGGTAGGGGTGGGGCTTGAAGGTCACTGGTCGGCTTTCGGTCTGCGGTTGCGATACGGCGTCGGCACTACGGGCTGCCCCGGCTTAGGATACGGCAGCCCCAGCGGCTGGAGCGCGGCTTGTATGGCGCGACGTACCTTTTTATCAGCGGAGATCGGCAGCACGTAGGTGTGCTTCGGTTGCCACGCTACCTTACGCAGGACGCGCCCTTCCGCTGCAGCGAGATCCCGAACCTCGGGCCACCGCGTGTGCCCGAAACGACCGCTGACGGCGCGCTTGGAAATACGTAGGCCGTCCAGCTCGAAGTTCACCCACTGCTTAGCGTCGGTGCCGACATACACGGCGTTCAGCGCTTGATAGATGCCGCCGTGATGCCCGTGGGCGGTGTCGGCGTAGGTGAACACCCACTGCTCGCCGTCCGCCGCAAGTTCGCGCAGGGCAGCGGCAACCATCTTGGATGCGGTGTTTCTCGGGGCGTCGGGGTGGCACGCAACTCGGGTGATCTCAAGACCGCCTCGCCACGCACCTAAACCAAACTTGTCACCGACACCGAAGCGATTTCCGCCGCGTCCGAAGGCGACAATGCCATCGGTCCTGCCATCCCGCAGCCACGAGTAGAAGCGGTGGCCCGCCGCCGTTCCTGTGTAATGGTACTGGGCGAACCAAGCCTTAGCTTCGGTAGAGGTAGCCGGGCGTAGGGTCACAATTTGACCCCAAGTATGCAAAAACCGGCGCCCTCGGCTCTGCGGAGCGCGGCAACCGCTCGCTCACCCGAAGCCCACAAGGCACAACCACTCGACGGCGATCGCCCCTCGGAACCATCCGGTCGTATGAAGCGCAGTTTTCTAGTAAAGGCCACCGCGTCCGCACGACCCCAAGCCGACCAAAACCAAGGTGCGGAGGTTCGGTCTGGCGTAAGCGCGATGCCGTGGCCGTGATCAAAAAACTTGTCGAGCCAAGGCACTAAAGCATTCCGACCGCCGAAAGGTGGGTTCATCCATACGAACCCACGCCAAGGCTGCGAAAGACTATCCGCGCTTATCCAAGCGGTAGCTGGAACGTGAAGAGGCCCCGACGCGGGGGCGGCGACATCGAGGTCAAAAGTGTCCCCCAGCGCGGTGAACACCGATAGCGGCGTGTACCATTCGTCTGTTTCGCCTACAGCCTTTTCCCAGTGTGACATGTGCTACCACTCCCTCGGTGTCGGGTTCTTCTCCCACGACCACTTCGCGATCGCGCTGAGCTTGCTCCAAGGCTCGCGCGGCAGCACGGTGCCATCCACGCGCGGGTGGTAGTTCGGCTTGCGGCGGACGTCTTCTTCGTATGCGATCTGGCCGGGTGTCATCGGGTAGCTCCTTCGTTGCTGATGCACTCTGATGGCATATGCAATGTCAGGTTGCAAGCCCCTTTCTCACTTTTTCTACGATGTCCTCGATGTCGGTGACGGACGTTGCGATGTACACCGGCACGCCATCCTCGCGCATGCGCTCGACCTCTCGGCGCTGTATGGCGCTCATGACGTCCCTACCGGCCTTGACCTCGACGAAGGCAGCGTGAGGCCACGTCCACCAGATAAAGCAGTCAGGGCAGCCCCTGCGGCCTTCCCAGCGCACCTTGCGGTATTGACCGCCGCTCCCTTGCACGAGCTTCTTGAGGTGCTCCTGCAGCTTGCTGGCGGGCGTCATGGCCGACCTGCCGACCAGTTGGCCTGCACGCGCACGTCGGCGTTCGGCACGCACCAGATTTCGCGGCTGTCATCGACCGCGACAACCCAGAGCAGGTTGTGCTCCAGCCCGTAGTCAATGACGGCCAACGCCAGACCCGCGCCCTTGGGCGTGTCCATAGGTATCGGGGGGTTGAGCTGGGTGAACACGCCTCATTCCTTTCTGTAGCGCCGACTTTCGAACCCGGCAGCCGACAGCGGCAGGCCGATCGACCAACCCGGGTTGGTCGCCATCATGCCAGCAAGACGCTCGTGCGTGAAGGCCGGGTCATCCGGCACCTCACACACCAGCTCGTCATGCACGCGCAGGACGACGGGGTAGCCCTCCAGCTCAGCGCGGCGCATGCCTGCCATGAAGACGTCACGCGCCACGGCCTGCACGATGTTCTCGACCAGCTTGCCGTAGTAGGTCTCGACGCGCTCCCACTTGCGCGTCAACTGGTTGGTGCCCTCGTACGAGAGATTGCCCGCGTCGTCGATCTGCATGTCGCGGTAGCACAGGTAGCGACCGCTCGGCAGGCGGACGCGCGCGTAGCCCACGCCGTCCGGCCCGTCGACGTAGTCGCAGCGCAGCAGGCCGCGCACGTCGAAGCTGTCGCCCTTCTCGCGCACCGCCGAGCGTACGGCCCCCTCCACGTCGTACCACAGCCTCTTCGTGGCGGGGTGCGCCTTGCGCCATGCCTGCACGATCTCCATGATCGCGTCGTCGTCCATAGCGTTGAACGTGTCGCCGCCCATCTTGCGGTACGCGCCCAGCCCACCGGCGTAGCCCCCAGCCAGCTCGGGCACCTTGCCTTGGTTCTGGCGCTCTTCCTTCGTCACGTCGAAGGGATCCTTGCCGAGGATGCGCCCTGCGGTCACCTTGTAGAGGTCCGGCCCCTGTCCGCGATCATACGCCTTGAAGGCCTCGATCTTCCAGTCCTCGCCTGCCAGCCACGCCAGCACGCGCCCCTCGATGTTCGAGAGGTCGGCGATGACCAGCTTGTGGCCCGGTGCGGCCACCAGACAGCCGCGCACGGCGAAGGCGCACCGCTCGCTGACGTTGTCGTAGAGCACGTCCTCGCAGTCGTGCTTGAAGGCCTCGATCGTAGCCTCCTGCACGTCGCCGTCGAACCAGTCAGGCGTGCGGGGGAGGTTCTGCGGCTGGAAGATGCGCCCTGCATCGCGCCCCGTGCGCGCCGCGCCGCAGAATTGGATCGTCCCGCGCAAACGCCCGTCGGACGACGCCGCGTCGAGCAAGGCCTTGTACTTGGCGGGGCTGGTGGCTGCGGCCTGCTGCCGGATCTCAAGCAGCTCGCGCGCCACGGGGTCGAGGGTGCCCTTGAGCAGCGTCTCCACGCTCGCCTTCGTGAGGTCGCCCGTCTGTACGCCGCGCTTGTCGCGCAGGTAGGCCAGCATGACGTCGCGCTGCGTCGTGGACGACACGGCGCCGTCGGTTATTGCGGCGGCACGAGCGGCCAGAGATCGCGTAGCTCGCTCGAAAGCTCGGATAGCAGATCGGGCGAGGTCTCCATCGATGGCGACACCACGGTCATTAACAGCTTGGTCGAGCCGCCAAAGGTCGCTTTCAACGCGATTAGCGTTCCATCTTGGAATGCGTCCTCGTACGTCTCGCATCGCGTCCACATCGCGCCGGGCGTATTCGATGAAGGCCTTCCACTCATCGGGATGCGTGTCCCTGCTTGCCCGGCGCAGCTTCCAGTTCTTCGGCGCGGGCTTCGTGAACAGTTGTATATGACGACGCCCCTCCTTGTCTTTAGCTTTATCTTGCGGGACGCCCAGCACCTCGCAGAGCTGCCCGAGGGAGGCAGGCAGACTGTGCTGCAAGGCCAGCACCATAGTGTCCTCGACCTTGCCCACCGGAATGTTGACGCCGCAGTGGCGCAGCACCGTGCGGTCGAAGGCGCTGTTGTGGATGACGACGTGATCCGCCTCGTCGACGCGCGCCTGCAGGTCACGCCGCCAGTCGGGCAGATCCTGCGTGTCCCACACCTCGGTGGGCTGGTCGTCGACAGCGATTGCCACAAGCAGCACTTCTGCCGCCTCAGCGTAGCGGTGCGCGCCGTGCTTGATGGGTATCGTACCGAAGGTCTCGGTATCGAGCCAAAGCGTGGTCATCCGCGCTTCCCGTGCAGGATCTCGCTAACGCGGCCCGGATTGATGCCGTGCGCATCGGCAATTTCTTGGTGCGAGGCGTCCGGGTTGCTGGCGGCCATCTCGCGCACGGACAGGCGCACGGCGGCAGTGATGCGCTTACTCTTCACAGGCGCGCGATCGTAGGTCCGACGGCGCGTCTCCTCGGACAACTCGCTTATCTTCTGCGCGATGTAGAGTTGGCGACGGGCGAGCCTCTTGCTCTCCTCGGTCAACTCGCCGATCAGTTCGCGGATTTCGGGGATGGTACGTTTTGTCATGCTGATACACTCCTCTGTTCAGGTGAGCCGCGCGCTTCGTGTATCAGCAACGCAGGAGCAAACCCGCACCCGCGCGCGGCTCGCCAGAACAGAGGGTGCGACGGGGTTGG